GTGGCCACTCGCATTTGCGCTTACCCCAATCGAGACAGCATTTTGTGATCCACTAGCAGATGGCTTTGTACTTGATCCATCGTAGCTTTCAGCGAACAAATCAGGTGAGCCACCACCAGCATCTGCAAAAGTAACAGCACCAGAGCCGTCTGTCGTTAATACTTGGTTTGCTGTACCGTCTGAAGTTGGTAGGGTGTAAGCTCCGTTGACGTTTAGTGTGCCTGTCGTTTGTAGACCGCTGCTGGTGGTCTCAGCCTTTTTGGAAGAATTGTAATATAGATCCACACTCCCGCCATAGGTGGCAGTAAGCAATGCGTGACCACTAGCAGCCTTTAACTCAATATTTGTTGCAGCAATTTGAAGATTACCAGAGCCGGTTTCTGTGATGAGTGAGTGACCAGTTGAGCCATTGTGGTACAGCCTGAAATCACCACCCGCCCCCATAATTAATTCATTAACATCCGAACTTGATCTATCCCCAAGTTTAATGGCATGACCATTCGACAAAATATCGCCAGCCATGTTTCCGCTTAACTCAATATCTTCAGCCGTAGCCCCGATAAACACTGTAGCTGAACCGCTAAGGTTAATGGCATTGTTTGAGTTGCTGCTCTCGCTTACTGTGCGTGACAGGGTGGTGCCAGTGGCTGTATAGGTGCCTGTGCCTATCTCAAAGTTATTACCGTCCTCAATAACGTAACGGACTACATCTGCATTAGCTACACCAGCATCAGCAAAGCTCTGATAGCCATCCTCAGCAGAGCCAAGCGTAATGGTTCCAGTACCCGTCGTACTGGTGGACATCTTTGCCCTATTTTTGAGAACAGCCATTGTTTAGCCTTTATGCAGGATCTGGGATACCGATAGTAAATGAGGCTAGAGTAAAGGTGTTACCACTCGTAACTGACTGAGAGGCGCTGAGAGTGCTAGTAGCAAGCAAACGTGAGTTTGTTGTATCTACGATAGCATAATGTGTTGCTGTGCCTGTACCTGTAATTGAGCCATCTGTGATAGCTGCTACAGTTACTTCACGACCACCACCAGAACGATCAGCAGGTGCGCCAATAGAAAGTGATGTTGAGTTACCTAAAGCATATGTTGCATTAGCATTGGTGAATGTTGTAGCTTCCTGAGAGGTCACTACGATCTTATTGGCTTCCGTGTCTAGGACGCTTAAGCCAGAGTCAAGGACTCGATCATTTAAAGTTGCCATTATTCAGTTTCCTGTTCTTTTGGTTGTTGCGTTGACTCTGGGTCATACTTCAGTTCAGCAATATCCATAAGGTCTTGAATAACTTCTGGATGATCACTTACGTTAATGTCGGCTCCATTCAAGTTGCGTAGGAATGCTGCAATCTCACGTAAGTCGTGTGGAGCTACATCACCAGCTACAATAGTCGGCATCAGGTCATAGTTCAGACCGTTCAACTCCCAGAGGCGCTCGACAAGCTGTTTATTGAGGACATCAACAATAGCTTGGATATAACTCTCTAATGCACGAAGGAACAGGTCTGTCTTAGACTTGGAGAGGGCGTAAGAGCCAGTGTTACCACCACCAAGCATAAGAAACTCAGAAAGAACACTACGAGCAATATCATGCTGGTAACGTCTTACAATAGGATCAATGTCAATATTACGGCTACCACTAGAAGACATAAGCTCAACATCTACCAGCTTCTGGTTGGTAGGCGCTCCGTCTTTATCGGGATAGGTGTCGGAAGGCAGAATAATGTATCCCTGCTCATTGAACTTGACATCCCTGAGAATAGATTGCAGGTTATTGACAAATCCAGATTGTGTGGCTGTTGCATCCCCTGACAAGTACTCAGCAGGAATACGAGCAACAGGGATACCAGCAAGTTCCCTCTCAACTGCTATAGCCTCAATAGACTGTAGGTTATTGACATATTCATAAGAAGTATAAGCGTTACGAAGTATAGAGCGGCCAGCAGGGTCACCATTAATCGTTGTCGTGCGGTAGTACAGACTTTTACGAGTAGGTATATAATTAGAGTTGTTATATCCCGACCCATCCTGATAAATACCCTTAACATCACCAGTTTGTTGATCTACATCAAACCTAGAGATTGTCCAAGGCGCACGAATAGCAATCTTCCGTACACCCATACGGCCATCAGAGTACTTAGAACGCTTCTTATCACTTCTTTCAGTAGGGCCATTACGTCTTTTATAGATGACCTCAAACCAAGCAAAGCCATACGACAAATTCGATAAGGACTCAGCAATATGGTCATCAAGGGTATGGTCCATATCATCAAGTACAGACTCAACGAACTCAGCTTCTTTCTTAGCTTCTGCACTATCATTAGCTGGCATCACCTTTAAATCGACATCACGAAGGACTTGTTCAGTAGCATACATGACAGCACCGATAGTACTGTCGTTATCTCTCATCTCACGATACTTGCGTATAGCTTTCTTGCCACGCAACTCAGGTAGAAACTCATCAGCCCGTATCTGACCATTAGAGGTGTTGTCACCCGCTACACCTAATATCTTCTTGGCCTCTGTCTCTGAGAGCTTCTTAACCATTATCTTAGTCCCTTGGCGCTACTATACGCTAGTTTAAGCGTAGGTTTTGCGTAGCCATTGAGTGATAGGTCCGTTATAGCCCAAACTAAAGCATCAAGACGGTCTGGTGAGCCTATGGACCCTAGAGGTTCCCACTGTACCATCTGATCTTCTAAGTCATTAAGTCCTCTTACGTGTCTAACCTTATCTTGCTCATATAATGCAGAGACAGGTTCAGCCCGTGCCATCTTCCCTCTGGATGCATGTACGAGCTTTACTGGAACTGTTTCATCTTCTGTGTGTAATGTGTGACGAACCATATCGCCACCTTGGTTTCTTTCAGCTACAATCCTATCAGCCATATGTTCTCTATAGAGTTCTACAGCTTTGGATGCCCACTGTTGAGGAGTATATCTACCTGTGTGGTCTTCTATTACATAAGCTATGCCGTTGACATCTACACCAGCAACTACAATACCAGTCATGTCACTTTCTGCATTGGATGTGATAGCCGGATCAATAGAAACAACCACCCTATTAAGAGATGGTACGTCATCCTTGTCTATCTCACACTTAGCAAGTTGTTGTCTATTCCATAATGCGCCAGATGCTTCATCAAGTATTTCTGCATATAGTTCTTGTCTACCTAACCTTGTTCCCTCATAAGTCTTCTTTACTGCGTCTAAGAAGGTATCTGCTAGATTGGCTGCATTATCATAGGTACTCCCTTTGCTAATGGTAGTCTTATCATCGTCTAGTATTGTGCGTATCAGTTTGGTTGTCTTAGGTGTCGTCGTTACAAATACTTGAGGACGCTTACCTAAACGTAAACCAAACTGTAGCATATCCCAAGTTTCTTGGGCATTCCTCCATGCACAGAGTTCGTCTGTCCATGCTGAGTAGGCTTGTGGCCCACGTAATCTCTCTGGGTCTTCAGCGGAGAAGAATACAGCCTTAGAGCCATTCTCCCATGTCAGAGTATTGTTGGTAGGCGACCAAGTAGGAAATCCAATATGCTTTCCCCTATATGTCTTGTCACCCTTCCAACAGACATTGAGTAAACCTGAGTCACCCTCAACCATAACCCTGCGAACATCACCTTTAGTAGGTGCAACACAGTGGACAATCTTATCGCCCTTCTTGATACGGTGTCTGACCCACTCTGAACCTGCACGGGTCTTACCCCAGCCACGACCAGCAAGTGCAACCCAAACATTCCATATACCCTCTGGCTCTAACTGTTCAGGTCTAGCCCAAAATTCCCAGTTGTGTTGTAACTCTTCTGTCTTCTTGGGGCCTAGTTCTTGTAATAGTGCAGCTACATCAGAATCTGGTAAGTCTCTAAGTACTTGCGCTGTTATCATCGGTACGGGTCTTACCTAATAAGGTCATCAAGGAGTCTATAGCTGACTCATCTACATCGGGGTCTTCTAACTGCTCTACCTCATTAACTGTAGATGTAGGTGACCAACCACCCTTACTACGAAGAAAGAGTTCCTGAGACTTGAAGTCACCCTCTAATGCTTGCTGTACAACTACAGAACCTACAGCACCTACAATAGAAGCCTTCTCATCAGCTATGTCCTCACCATATAGTTTATAGAAAGTAGCTGTACTTGAGGGGGCATTCTGATACTTCTGGATAGACGACAAAATATCTTTAACAGATACTCCACTACGAATACCTTCTCTAACCTTCTTGGCTATCACTTCACTATAGGGGATCTTATCGTGGACGCTCATGTGGTACTACCTATACTTAAGTATAAACTTAAGTTTCTTAATCTATCTAGTATTATAATATGATAAGTTGAGATCTTAAGTATATACTTAAGTATAGCTCCTACTATACTATAGGGATACTTTTATCCTTTTGTAACAACTAAAGTTAAATTATTTTATAAGTCGTTGATTACGAATGATTCTTTTTTCTTTGTAGTTGACTTAAGTGGGTAGCGCATGTCGTATACTGTTGCATAAATACCACAGTACATACAGGGTCGAAGTAAAATTCTTATGTTATAGATGTGGGTGCAAACAAGCCCCCACCGAATCACCTGCGTATTTTACAGAGGGTCCCAGCGAATGTCAACCCCCTAGTGTAAAAATGTGATCGAATGTTACAAGACTGAAACAAAACGTGATCTAGGCTTGACAAAAGAAAATTCTTGCGCTCTGAGGGCGAATCGGCAGCACTATTGATAACCATTCGCAAGTAATAACCTAGCTGATAATGATAATCATTCGCAATAACGGATAAACTAAACCATTGCCACAAAACAAAAAAGACTCCAGCTATTACACCGGAGTCAGTTAGGGAGTCGTTAGTTTAAAGAGTCTTAAGTAACTTTATCAATTAAGCCATTGCGCATTGTTATGCGGCCAAACCATTCCCGCCCTTGCCTTGTTAGATGGGGTCTATTAGCGACTGTCAGAATCCCGTTGGGCGTATACTCTGAGCCGAATATGCTTGTCTCAATATACTTAAGCGGCTGGCCTATGCTTTGCTTACATGCTTTTTTGCTTGGATAATTTGCTATCAGTGTCATTAGATTAATTCCTTTTCTTGTGTTGCTGTTATTATGTCGTGCCATTGTTTTGCGGTTTCATAGTCGGCAAGCCAAATAACGTCAATTTCTAAGTCGTTAGCTATTTCTTCTGCCGCATCATAATCGCCG